CCGGCCCGGTTTGCGACGCCGCGCACGCCCAGCCGGAAGACCCACGGGGCCCGCCTTGGCCTCGTGGGTGAGGCTCTGGGGACGCCGTTCATGCCGTGGCAGCAGCAGGTGGCCGACGTCGCGGGTGAGGTCGACCCGCGGACGGGCCGCTTGGCGTACCGCGAGGTGCGCGTCACGGTGCCCCGGCAGTCCGGCAAGACGGCGCTGATGCTGCCGCTGATGGTCTACCGCTGCCTCGGCGCCTTCGGCCAGCGGCAGCGGATCGTCTATACGGCGCAGGATCGCAACAAAGCGCGAAAGAAATTCATCCACGAACACGTGGATATGCTGAACAATTCGCCATTGCGTGGAATGTTTAAGCCGAATTTCTCGCACGGCGAAGAACATATTTACTGGCACGCCACCGGTTCCACCCATGGAATCGACGCCTCGAAGGACACGAGCGGCCACGGCGACACGCTCGACATCGGCGTGATCGACGAGGCTTTCGCCCGGCCCGACTCCGTGGTCGAGCAGGCGCTCCTGCCGGCCATGGCGACACGCTCCTCGGCGCAGCTCTGGGTGATCTCGACGGCCGGCACGGCGCGCTCAAAGTACTTGAGGGGCAAGGTCGATGACGGCCGGGCGCGCGTTTCCGCAGGTCAGACGCGTGGCATTGCCTACTTCGAGTGGTCGGCCCCCGACGACATCGACATGGATGACGAGTCCCTGTGGCCCTCGTTCATGCCGGCGCTGGGGCACACGATCGACATCGAGGCGGTCCGGGCGGCCCGGGATTCCATGGCCAGCGAGGTCGGCAAGTTCGCCCGCGCCTACGGCAACGTCTGGGACGACAAGCGAACCGTGGTGGCGATCATCCCGGCCGAGGCCTGGGACCGCTGCGAGGACGTCAGCGCGGAGCCCGGCGGCCGGCTGTACTGGTCCGTGGATACCGCCGAGGACCGGAGCTGGACATCGGTGGCCGCCGCCGGCTACACCGCTGACGGCCGCGAGCTGGTCGACTGCGGGGACCACCGCCCCGGCTCGTCACGCTGGGTGCTGCCCCGCCTGCTGGAGCTGGCGCGGCAGACCGGTTGCTGGGACGTGGCTATCGACGCCGAGGGGCCGGCCGCCGCACTGGAAGCCGACCTGACGGACTCGGGTTTCAAGGTGGACCTACTGACCCTCCAGGAGCGGGCGCGTGCGTGTGGCGCGTTCCTGGAGGCGTCGCTATCGCTCGACGAGGACGGCAACGCCGACCGGCTGGTCCATGTCGGTAACGAGGACATCGCCGACGCGCTGGTCCTGGCCGAGCGCAAGCGAGTCGCCAAGGTCTGGGAATGGGCTTCGGCCACCGGCGAAATTAGCGCGCTCCGCGCCGCAACCTGGGCGCGATACGCGCTGTCGAAGGGGGAACCGTGGCACGACGCTCTTGGCTCGATCGGGTGAAAGCGCAGGTCAGACGCCATGCGACCACGCTGGGTGACGTCGTCGGCGCCGGCCTGCTGTCGGTCGGCGCCGCGCTGATCTACATGCCGGCCGGCCTGATCGTCTCGGGCGCACTGATCCTCGCCGCCTCGTGGGCCGAGGCCGGACGGAGGGACGCGCCGTGAGTCTGTTCCGCAAGCGGCGGGCATCTGCCGATCAGCATCGCGGGTTCACCGCCGGGGGTGGCTCAACCCTGGCGCTCGCCGAGGGGATCGGGTCCAGTCTGCGCCTCGTCCCGTTGTTCTCGGCCGTGACCCTGATCGTCGATGCGGTGTCGACCGTGCCGGCCGTCGCCTATCTGGACGAGAAGCCGGGCCGTGTGCCCACCCCCGTTCAGCCCGAGATCGTTACCAGGCCGGGTGTCGGCATCCGGCGCGACGCCTGGATCGGCCAGGCGTTGATGTCGCTCCTGTTGCGCGGCAATGCATTCGGCTACACCGTTGCCATTCAGGATGGCCTGCCGACCCGCGTGGTCTGGCTCCACCCTGACCACGTACAGGTGGACGAACGCGGCGGCCTCCCGGTCTTCTCCTACAACGGTCGGGTGCTGCCGCGCGAGCTGGTGACGCACATCCCCGGGCACGTGCTCCCCGGCTCCTGCGTCGGCCTGTCGCCTCTCTCCCTGTTCCGCACACAGATGCAGACCGGCCAGCGGATCGACGCCGCCGCGGGCGACTGGTACGGCCAGGCCGCGAACCCGCGGGGCATCCTGTCGCAGGTCAATCGGACGCTCACCCCCGAAGAGGTCGAGGCGACCAAGGACCGATACAAGGCGTCGATGAGGTCCGGCGACATCATGGTCACCGGCAATGACTGGCGGTGGCAGTCACTCACGGTGAGCCCGGCCGACGCTATGTTCGTCGACGCCGCGAAGATGACCGCGAACCAGATTGCCGCGATCTACCATGTTCCCCCCGAGGAGATCGGGGGCGAGGCGGCCGGCGGGTCGCTCACGTACAGCACGGTGGAGCTGAACGGCGTCAAGTTCAATCGGCGCGCCGTGCTGCCGTGGACGTCTCGGCTCCAGGCCGCCTGGTCCGAGATGCTGCCCGCGTCCGACTTCGTCGAGTTCGACCTCGACAGCGCCGCACGGCCCGACCTGAAAACGCGCGCCGACATCTTCGGCGCCCTGTTCCGATCCGGCGTAACGCCGGACGCCGCCGCGCGTACCGCCGGCCTGCCCGACCTGGAGTTCACGGGCGCCGTCCCGATCACGCTACGTCAGCCCGAAACTAAGGCTGCCTCACTGGAGGATCAATGACCCGCACCCTGGAGCGGCGCACCGGCAAGGCCCAGCCGATCGAGCTGCGCGCCGGCAAGAGCGGCTCGCCCGGCGTTCTCGCCGGCTACGCCATCGTCTACGACTCGCTGTCGCAGAACCTCGGGGGCTTCGTGGAGCGGGTCGCCCCGGGTGCCGTCGACAAGTCGCTCGCCGACAACCTGCGGGTCCTGGCCCGATACAACCACGACGACAATTTCCTTCTCGGGAGCACGGACTCGGGAACCGTTCGCCTGGCGTCGGATTCGATCGGCCTGGCCTACGAGGTCGACCTCCCGGACACCACCGCCGGCCGGGACGTCGCCGCGCTGGCGAAGCGGGGCGACCTGCGGCACAGCAGCTTCGCCTTCTACGTTCCGCCGGGAGGTGACGAATGGGGCTTCACCATGGGTGACTACCCCCTCCGCACCCTGCGTGCCATCCAGCTTGTCGACGTGGCGCCGGTGAACACGCCGGCCTACCTCGACACCGTGGCCGCCATGCGATCCCTCGCGGCGGCCACGGGACTCGACCCGGCCAGCATCTCGACCGACAACGTCGAAGAGATTCGGTCGGCCCTCCGGGGCGACGCCCCGCCGGAATCCGCGCAGGTCGACAACCACGCGGACCCCGACGCCGTGCCGCTCAGTGTTCGGCGGCTCCAGCTCCAGCTCATCGAGCTGGAGCTGGAGCCCTTCCCGCAGTAGCGAGCAGCGCGCCACGCACTCGCACCCCCTCCGAACCCGCCGGCCCGGCGGGTTCTTTCGTCTACCCGATTGGGAGAACTGGCATGTCCCATGCCCTGCTGGCGCAGCTCGACGAGCAGCGCAAGACCATCGCCGTGCAGTCGCGCGGCATCCTGGACGCCGCCGCGGAGCAGAAGCGCGAGCTGACCGCACAGGAGGACGCCGACTTCACGGCCGCCACCGCCAAGATGACCGAGCTGAGCGCCCGCGCCCGGGCCATCGTCTCGGCCATGGATACCGAGCGCGAGGCCGAGGAGGCCATCACCCGCGGTCTCGGCTCCGCCGGGGCCGGCCACGCACCGGCGGCCAGCCCCGAGGCCGACGTCGAGGCCACCATCCGGGGCCTGTTCCTCGGCGAGGTCGACGTCCGCAAGGCCCGGGTGCCCTTCGTCAAGGGCGGCTTCCGTGAGGCCCAGAAGCGGGCCCTGACCAAGTCGACCAACACGGTCGGCGTGACCTTCCAGGATCGGCTGACTCAGCATCTCGTCGACACCACGTCGATCATGCAGATCGCGCAGATCTGGCAGACCTCCAAGGGTGAGTCGATCGACGCGCCGATCACCACCTCGCACGGCTCGTCGGGTGGCCTGACCGCGGAGGGTGCCGCCATCGGCGGCACCGACCCGACCATCACCAAGCGAACCCTGGTCGCGTACGCGTACAAGCAGCTCATCAAGCTGTCGACCGAGCTGGTCGAAGACGCGTCGTTCGACATCCTCGGCTACGTGGCCGAGGCCCTGGGAGTCAATGCCGGCCTCGCGCTCGGCACCGACATCGCTGTCGGCAACGGCACCTCCAAGCCGTCCGGCGTGGTGCAGACCGCGAGCGTCGGCAAGACCGGCTCCACCGGTGTCGTCGGGGCGTTCGACGCCGACGACCTCATCGACCTGTTCTACTCGGTGAACGGCCGCTACCGGAACTCGCCGTCGTGCGCGTGGCTGTTCCGCGACTCCAGCCTCGCGGCGGTCCGCAAGCTCAAGCCGAAGACCACCGGCACCGAGTACCTGTTCAGCGATTTCGGCACCAACTCGCTGACCAACGGCGAGGGGACCATCCTCGGCAAGACGGTCTACACCGACCCGAACATCGCCGCGGTGGCGCTGAGCGCCAAGTCGGCCGTGTTCGGCGACTTCTCCAAGTTCGTCGTTCGGGTCGTGAACGACGTCCGATTCGAGCGGTCCGACGACTACGCGTTCAACACGGATGAGGTCGCGTTCCGCGCCGTCATCCGTGGTGACTCGGTGCTGCTCGACCAGACCGGCGCGGTCAAGGTCTTCGTCGGCGCCGGCACCTGATCCACCGCCCGGCCGGGCTCGCTTCCCACGACACGGATTGCCCGGCCGGGCGCCACCACCACAAGCCCCGGGGTACGCCGCCCCGGACGCGGCGTCGCACTCAGGGTGCCATGCGGGTTCGATCCCCGGACGCTGCGCCACTTCTCGCCCGCATCGAGCAATCGGAGGAACTTATGCCCGAGTACGTGATGGCCGTACAGATCAGCGGCACTCGCGATGGCCAGGACTGGCCGCCGGTCGGCGCCCCCGCGCCGGAGCTGCCGGACGACGAGCTGGCCCGCATGATCGAGGTGAAGCACATCCGCGTGGTTGAGCCGGCCCCGGTCGGCAAGCTGCCCGAGCCCGAGGTGAGCCGACCCGTGCGGCCCGAGGTGCGCGCCCGTGCGCGCCGCACTCGGGCGGTGGGCGAGTGAGCCTACTCACCGCGGCGGACGTGAAGCGCGCCGCGGGGATCGGCTCCGTCGTGACCTCCGACGAGGACATCACGATCGGTGAGATCGTTGACGCCGTCGACGTCGTCGTCGCCCGGCTGGTCGGGCCCGGCGCCATGCCGACGACCGTTCGGACCTGGACGGGCCGCGGTCGGTACGGCGCCATCGTCCTGCCGTGGGCGTACGCCTCTGTGTCGTCCGTGACGGTCGATGGAGTCGTGCAGGCGGCAACCACCTACGACGACGAAACCAGGGCGCACATGGGCATCCTGGACGGCGCGTCTGGCGGCCAGGGCCCATGGGCTGGGGCGACCAAGGTGGTTGTGGTGGCCACGGTTGGCCAGCCGTCGATCGCTGCCGACATCAAGCGGGCCGCCCTGGTGCTGGCCCGCCACTGGTGGCAGCTCGACCGGCAGGGCGGGCGCGGAGCCTGGGCCGACGAGAATGGCGCGCCCGTCGACTCGGCTGTGCCGCGGTCGGTGCGGGACTTGCTGGCCTCGTCGCCGAACCTGGCCGGCGTCGGCTGATGCCCGGCACCACCACGATGCACGCGGCCCGCGTCGCGCTCATCGACACCACCGACCCGAGCAACCCGGTCGGCCTCATCCCCACCGCGGTGGCCGCGCTCAGCATGGGCCGCGTGACCTACGGCTGGGGCTGGCGCCCCGTCGACGATCTGGCCGTGCTGCTCATGGATGCCCGCACCTCGCAGGAGTGGCGCACGAGCAACCGCGGCAGGACCGAGGTCGGGCAAATCGAAGTCCTGTTCCTGGCACAGGACGGCCGGGGCGAGCAGGTCGCCGCCGATCGGGCGTTCGACATGCTCGAAGCGGTCGACCGGGCGTGCCGCCTAGGCGACGGGCTCGGCGGGCTGGTCGAGGAAATCGCCTGCGAGTCCACCGAATACACCGTCTGGCAGGACCAGCGCGACCGGGCCGCGGGCGGGTTCGCGCATCTGCTCGCCACATTCCGCTACCGCGCGATCATCCGAGGCTGAGAGGGCCACATGCCGCAGATCAAGAACGTGTCGCCGATGGGCGACCTGGATGTGCCGCTGCTGCGGCGCGTCGTGAAGGCCGGCGAGATCGTCGACGTCACCGAGGACCAGGCGAAGCGGCTGCTGCCGCAGGACATCTGGGCCCCGGCGGACGAGCCGGCCGAGGCCATCCAGGCCGCCATCGACGAGGATGAGGGGAGTGAGGACCAGTGACGCTCCAGTCGGATTGCTCGATCGGCATCAAGGCCGAAACCACCTACGGCACGGGCGTGACCGTGGATCGCTTCCCGGAGTTCACCGAGGAGGAGATCACCCAGGACAACGAGTACATCGACAGCGAGGGCCTGCGCGTCGGCGGGGTCGGCGTGGACCTGTCCCGCCGCACGCTGGGCAAGGTCGTCGCCGGTGGCTCCCTGTCCCTGGAGTGGGTGACCCGCGGCCTGGGCCCGCTGCTGGAGGCGATGCTCGGCTACAACGTCTCGACGCTGCGGTCGGGCGCGATCTACCAGCAGGTCGCGTCGCCGCTG